GATAACTAGACAAATATCCGCCGGTAGAATCTACAAACTGGGCATCATACCAGTAAGTACCTGGAGTAATGTTGGTGTTGGCGTGGGTTAGGGTAAATGTATGTTGTCCTGTTGAGGCGGAGGTAAAGCTGGTGGCGGTCTTTTGGATAGCTACACCGGTATCGTCACTTGGGTCGGAGCTGGAGTTGACGGTAAAATATACCGTACCACCCGCCAGGTTGATAGCTGTTGAGCCGTCGGAGTCCAGGAAGGTTAGGTTGATAGTTCTGGTGTCCCCCCTGACAACATTGTCGATTGTCTTCCCCAGTTTAGCCATGGTCTAAAGTCCTGATGCGCTAGGTGAGACAGATGCACTAGGGCTTGTCGAAGAGCTAGGTGAAAGTGAGCGACTAGGGCTAGCGCTAGGGCTTTTACTAGAGCTGGGTGACAGTGAGGCGCTGGCTGAGCTAGACGGAGAGGTCGAGCTAGACGGGCTGACAGAGCGACTCTCAGAAGCTGATGGGCTAAGTGAGCGACTGGCGGAGGCAGACGGTGAGACAGAGCGGCTCTCAGAAGCTGATGGCGATATACTTGTAGAGGCGCTTGGGGAGAGTGAGCGAGAAGCAGAAGCACTGGCGGAACTAGACGGCGATACGGAACTAGAGGGCGATAGAGAGCGGCTTTCGCTAGCGGACGGTGAGACGGACGAGCTAGGTGAAAGCGAGCGACTGGCAGAGGCACTAGGCGACCGCGAGAGACTGCCCGACTTAGAAGTCGAAGCTGATGGGGACAGAGACGGCGAGGCACTAGAGTTATCGGCGGCGGCTACCAGGTTAGCACCCACTGATAGTGGACGCCAGATGCAAACGAAGTCAATCTTTCCGCCAGACACATAGTCGGTGGCAACCGTAAGTATAATGTCGGAAGTAATAAGTTTCTCAGTTGATACGGTGGCTAGCTCTAGGGTTTGGTCAGGGGTGGCGTCGTGCCATATTTCGTTAGCCACTAAATTGGACGCCGTGGCTTGACCGATAAGTCCTGCGGTTGAGGTAGATGTACCAACCTCTATTGTTCCACTTGAACTACGAACATCCTCTGCACAGCGGGCATAAATCTTGACTCCTACCATACCAGTTACATCAAACAGCCTGACGTTACCGACAAGACCATTAACATCGCCATTAAAGGTGATGGTTTTGGGTTCTGCTATGCCCACACCGGCGGTTATTTCATATTGCTGACCAAGAGTCGCTAATAGATTCACTTTTTATTTTCCTATTTTAGTTTTTAGACTATATTTAGATTGTAGCATACCATGTCAAGTAATCTAGGATTCAATGTGTACAAGTTCCATGATAAGATGTATATATGAAAGAATTGTGGAAATCTGTACCTTATCAACCCTTTAATAAAAAATATTTAATTTCTAGCTTTGGGCGAGTAAAACCCATTAAAAAAAGTAAATATTCAAAAGCAAAAGGTCGCCACTTAAAACCTGGTGTCGGTGCTAGGGGTTATAGTCATGTTGCCATGTACCACAACGGACTGCATAGACAGGCCTTCATACATCGCATGGTCGCACTTGCCTTTCTGGATAACCCACCTAAAGGTAAGACGCTTGTTTGTCATTTAAATGACAATAAACTTGACAATCGTACTGACAACCTAGTTTGGGGTGACCCATATGACAATATGCGACACATGGTAGAGCACAGGCGGAGCCTTGTTGGCTCCCAAAACCCCCGTGCTTTACTTAGCGATGTAGAGGTGCTTACAATCCGAAGACTGTATATAGAGGGCAGTTACTCACAGATTGAGTTAGCCGCCACTTACGGAGTTGACCAGACACAGATTAGTCGTGTGATTCTTCGCAAAGCTTGGAAACACATATAACACAATCTGTATACTAGATTAACTTTCTCTCGCCCAAATACCCTGGGTCGAGACAACGATTCCACCGTCAGTTGCACCGGTGTTGATGATAGTTACTTCATCACCAACTAGCGCTGTTGCGGCGGTGTTGTTGAGTTTCTTGCCGTCTGCCTCTGTGCCTTCGACGTTGAGACCTGCAACCGTATCAGAACCGTTAGGGTCAACTGAAACAAGGTTGCCGTCATCGCCGGTGCCATCGGGACCACTGGTTACTGGAACTCCGCCGTTGCGGATTGTCCAACAACCCTGTGTTGCGACTGCCGGAAGTGTTATTACGCCACTTGCGTAGATAACATTTTGCACTATACCACTGTCTTCAGCGGCGAGTGTCTTGGCTTCCGTTACGTCTATCCATAGGCGGCCATCTTGGCCACGATAGGCTGTTGAAAATATTGGGTTTGCCATTTGTTATTTCCTTTTCTTTTAAGCGACAGCTAAAACTTTGGCTTCTTCTAAGGCTTCTTTTTTGGCTGCTTTTAGTTCAGCTTCTTCTTTACCCTTAGCTAGAGCCTCGGCAGTAGCATCTTTAACTTCTTGAGCTTTGCGCCTTTCAAGAAGCTCGGTGTATGACGGGACATCGCCCGTTCTTTCCCAAGCATCTTTCCATAGCGGGTTCATCAGGGCGTCGGCCATTGCCACACCCTCATCAAAGCTACTACTGGTGATGAACTCTTGTCCAGTATCTTTGTGGATGTAAACACCAGGCAGATTTAATGGCCTGCCATCGGCGTTAACTTCCTTAGATTGTAGTTTTGGTATTTTACTTGCGTCCATTTTAACTCCTTGAATTGGTTTAAGCACTAAGGTGATAGCGGATGCCTGGAACTTTGTTCGCAGGACCGAATACATCGTAGTATCGACGACCCTCAGCTACAGCACCATCAATACCTTGAACATCAGTCAAGACACGAACGGAGTTGAACTTCATCGGTCGGATTAGGACTTGGTCCCAGATGAATAGATAGACTTCGTTGGTTGGTAGGGATGTGCTTGGGAGTTTAACCAAGGTAACACCGTCTACTTGACCGAAGATGCCTTTCTTTAGGTCGGCTACAGTTGTGTCACAAGAACGCATAAATGCGGTGTCTTGTTTCAATAGGCTGTAGGTTGCTGGTGACATAAAGCAGTATCGTCCGGTTTCGGGGACCTTGGCTTCTGTCATAGCGTCATTTTGAGCTAAGAATTTGGTGTAAGCGTTTGAGCTAGTAACCGCTGCTGTAGCACCTTGTGATTGCGCTAGAGCCAAAGCGTGAGCCTGGGCTAAAGTGTAAACGTCGATGTTTAGAACAGCTACTTCACGAATTTGTCGCTTAACTGCCTTGTTAGCTTCCTGCACCATTTGCGAGTCTTCCAAGTTGCCTCGGTCGACTGTGAATGTGAAGGCTTTGTCCTGGCTCAGAGTAAATGTCTGAGTGCCAGTTCCGAGTTCTGTCAACGCACCGAAACGGTTTGAACCGCTACGAACGTAGTCTACTTCGGAAACCGTGTTAACGGTGTAGATGGTGACTGAGTTTTTGCCGTTGAAGTCTAGGCGTACTCCGCCCTTGTTCACGACACCATCAGTCTTAGATTCAAGCGCTAAGCGCTCGTCGATTACGGCGAGGGTTGCACTTGCATAGTTTTGTGCCATTTTATTTTCCTTTTATTTTTATTTTCGCCTGACTATTAGTCTTCTTCTTGCCAAATAGCGAGAACTGGGTCAACTTTTGTCTTGGGCGGGGCGGCAGACGAGTTAGTGTCAGCGTTAGCTAACATTTTTTCGGTATCCTGCTGTCCCTTCATTTGACCCCTGGTTTCACTAATTCCAGAAGCTTTGGCGATGGTTTTGTAAAGTTGGTAGGGCGAAAGCTTTGAACCAATGATTTGATTTGAGTTGGGGTCGATTATCAGATTGGCTTTTAGAAGCTCTGCGGCTTCGGTGGCTAATTCTGAATCGTAGGTCTCACTCTCTGGGTCGAATATGGGGAAGTCCTTAAGGACTCTCTCTGATTCGTGTCCGATTGTGAGTTGAGCGTCTGCAACCTGAGAGTTGAATTTCTCCATTTCTCGTTCTTGTCGCATGGCTTCGACCTTGGCTTCAATCGCATTCATTCCTTGCTCTGTCAACTCGTCTTCAGTTTCGGGCTGATACACTTCGGCGTTGGCTTTTTCTACCTCTGTCTTTAGTGCGTTACGCTGGGCGACTAGGTCTCTAATCTCCGTGTTGAGTTGGCTTTTGCGTTCTTCTGCTTTGCCTGGCGGCTTATCCTCGGATTCTTCTGCTTCGCCTTCAGGCTTTTCGGCCTCGTCTGGTTTGGCTTCCGTATCTTTGGTCGGTACGTCTGGGGGAGTAGCTGTATCGTCAGTCTTCTCCTCTTTAGTATCTTTGGCTACTTCAGGTTTTTCGGCTTTCGCCTCTTTCGCGGGTGACGGTTCCGCCTTGGCTGGCTCCTGCTCGTCAGCCATAAAGTCGTCTGGTGTTATATCAGCGACTTGTACGTCGGCATCATCTGCCATATTTTTCTCCTTTATTTTTACGTTGTTCCTCAACGAGGGGGAGTCTGTGAGATGGACTCCGTCCTGGCCGTCTTTTTGGTTGGGTGGGCAACTTTTTGGGCGACCAGGACGCAATTCACCTACTACATACTACAAATTTTTAGCATTAGCTTCAATAACCCCCTCTATAAATTCTTTCTCGTCCCTGAGATTACTTCTAGTTAGTTCGTTGGCATTGTGTTGGATTAAGAACTTTTCTACATCTAGTTTGACGTGGTCTGGTATAGAGTCTACCGAGCCATAAAACTCAATTCTTTCGTCTAGCCGTTTCAAGATATTTTTAAGTACGGCTATGCTCTCCAGGGTGCTGGCTGTTTCTTTTTTTCGAGCAACAGCCTGGTCTGCTGGCTCTCGCGGCACTCCGCCCAGGAATGTTCCGTCGTTAGGCATTACATTGTCGTCTTGCATTATTTCGCCCCCTTCTTGGGTTTGGGTTGTGGCTTATTAGCTTGTTTTTTAGCTAGTTCATGTCCAGCTTCAGCCATCTTGTGCTCGTGCCCTATTTTGTGAGCCTCCAGCATCATCTTAACTTTATCCATTTCTTTATCATGCTCCTGTTTGTCGGCTTTGAGCATTACGTCTGGTGTCATTGGGTCTGCTTCGGGAGTGGGAGCTTCGGGAGTGGGTTGGGCGGCCAGGGCTTTAGCGTCAGCGGCTTGTTGGACTGGTGAAATACCCTGAGACGGTTGGAAGCCGTCCTTGGCCTCGATTTGTCGCTTAATATCCTCAGGGGCGTCTTTGTAGTTAACGGTGATTATATCTTTAATGTCGTCTTGTTTGGTCTGGTTTTCTAGGCTGGCTTGTAGCTCTTCGTCAGAAATCTGTAGCTTCTCTGGGTCTTCTACGCCAGAGTTACTAATAATGGAGTTATACAGGGCAACTTGTTTTTTGGGTGGAACGAAAGCCTGCAGGAACTGAGACTTGTCGAGCAGGGCAATAATACCCTCATAGGATTGTAGTTGCTGTAGCTCGTCTTGCTTCTTAGAAGTAGAGGCGTCTACCTCAAATTTTAGTGTCTCGGTCGCAGAATTATAGTTGATGCGGATTTTATTGTCATCAGATAATTGCTCTATGGCGAACTTTCCTTCTTCGGCTAGTTTTCTCAGTTTGTCGGCGGTCTCTTTGTCTAGTTGTAATACCTCTATGCCGGTGCGTTCGGCAAAGTATAGATTTATAGCCGTCTCGCTCCATCGCTCGAACCATGTCCCGAACTGTTTGCGAACATAGTTGTCGTCGATTGAGATGTTGGCTTTGTTGGCCTCAACGCCTTGTGGAGTTTTAGAAAATCCAGGATTACCAACCTCGGCAGAGATAGATGTGTCTGGAGAAGCTAGCAGGTTTATAAGTTGGGACTTCATAAGTCCATAGTTGTTGGGGAAATTAGCTAAAGCGGTGGTATCTATCTTCAGTGCTTCGAGGCTAGCGTCTGGATTAGAGCCCAGGTCTATGATTGTGTTGGGGGCGAACTTAATTTTATTTTTAGAGTAGTTGCCCTTTTTCAGAAGTGGCGGGTTTAACTGCAGGGCTCGGTTATACTGGTACATCTGCATTTCTCCGTCCATCAGGTTTTGCAAAGAACCCACCAAATCAATGACACTCCGACCAAACGGATTTGAGCCGTCTATGTCGCCATACGCGAACGAAATCGGTATCTCCCCACGGGGGTCTTTGTTCTTTTTGGTGCGGGCGATGAGCCCAGAGTTGACATGAAAGGTATAGAATTTAGAGTTTTTCCCTCTTTGGAATCCAGTTATAAGCTCTACTCCGCCCTTGCTGTCCACATTGGTGTCTCTTTCGGCGGGGGTCTTAGCCTTCTCGTCTTTGGTGGTGGTAAAGTCTTTAATCTGGCTCAGGGCTTCCACGTCCCAAGTTCTCTCGGTGTCTTTGCTTAGTTTGCCTTGAGAGTCTATCAGGGCTTCGATGTCTTTGGTCTGCCACCAACTACGCAGAAACATATAGTTGGAATCGGCGTCGCTAAGTTTACCTGGCTGGACAAAAATATCTCCCCAATACGGTAGGCGTAGGTCGGTGCAAAAATAGCCACCGTGCTCCACAAAAGGCGTGTAGGTTGGGCAAAAACCAAAAGTTAAGAACCGCTCGACTACATTCCAGCACTTCTGGAGTAGGGCGTAGCCCTCGTTGGCGTTGGGAATAATTTTGTTCGTGTAGATAAAACCGGCAACAACCGACAGCCAATCATTAGTGTCGCTTTTAACTTTGCCTGTGGGGAGTTGCTGGATAATTCTGTGAGGGGTTTTGCGAATAATCGAAGCTGTCGTACCGTCTGTGGTTTTTGGGTATTCTTTGGGGATAGCGCCGTGCGGTTTATTCCTAGCAATGCGTTCAAATTCTAAAAAATTATCAGTCAGTGCTTCGGTGTACTGGCGAGAGGTTCTGAAGATTTCTACTACATTTTTGCGAGTGAGATATTGGTAAGCCATATTTTTGTGTCTATATCTTGTGAATATAACACAGAAGCCCCAAATAATAAAGCTAACGCATACCCTATAACTATTCTACTTTGTCCTTAATCTCAACCTCGTCAGGGTGGTACAAATAAACCCGCTCAGCCCAAACCTTACCCTTATGTTTTCGTTTTATTTTAAGGTGAACGGGCGAGCCTTCGTAGCTAAAGATTAAAACCTGTCCAACCAGTAGGTCCTTTTGGCCCTTTTTTGTAAGTTCTTTGGTAATGTCTAGCCACTTCATTGCTTCCCCCAAATACCAACTAGGTTGCCACTGGTATATACTTCGTCTTCGTCTTCTCGCGGGCGCATTGACTCAAGGGCGTAGCGGACGGCATCCATCCCGTCACTCTTGAAGTGGTCTGGGGTATCAATGACATCGCCGTCTTTATTGGTTTTCCACATATAGCTACGGTAGCTATCAATTAGTTTGGTGGAGCGCTTAGTGATACTCATGCGCTGGTCTTGGACATACTGAATGCCCTGATTTCTGGACCCTGGGCCTTTTTGAGCACCTATAATCTGGATTCCGTATTCCTGCATCTCGGCAATAGACTTGGGTTCCTGGGAGTCGGCAATAACTAGCGCACTGGGGAACATCGAGTTGTTTATATAATCAGCTACTTTGCGGTTACTAAGATGCGTCCGGTAAATCAGCTCATCAACAATGTAGCCGCCGTTATAATAATAAAGAGCGATTAGTACAGCGGGGTCGTTAGCATAGCCGAAGTCTAGGCCCATTCTTTCCAGCCTCGCTTCGTGGGGTATTTCGTCAATAATCGCCCAGTCTTTGTAGATTCTACCCTCAACATCGCCCAATTCACCCAGCCCATAGACTTTCCACCAGTTGGCGTTGTGTTTATGGGACTCTAGGTCTTTTACTTCACCGCCGGAGAGGGATTCATTATCCTTGTAGGTTAGGGTTATGAAGTCCAGGTCTTCGGCTCGGTGGGTCAATATATCAGTATAGAACCAAAACTCATGGGTCGGGTTCCAGTCTAGCCAGATTTCCTGGCGGGTTCTAAGGGCCAACTGCTCAAAGGCTTCTAGTTTGCAGTTGTTGGCTTCGTTCATAAATAAAACATCTCGTCTAGGTCCACGAACCTTGTCGGGGGTGTCTACGCCAAAGAACTCCAGTTTTACAGTCTGGGAGAAGGAATATATAAAGTCAGTCCTATTCCAGCTACCTTCATTAAAATATTTATGAGACTCCATAATGTTTAGAAAGTCCCTCATCGCCCCACGCTTCAAGTGTGGTAGGGATTCGCTGACTACACTGACCAGCAAAGAGTCGCCCTTATTGGCGTATGCCTGACACTTGTCTATTAGGATAAGCAGTATCGAAATGGTCTTAGAAGCACTAGCCCCGCCACCGATAGCTCTAATCCTCTTGTCAAGCTTTAGTAGTTTTCGGGTAGCTGTGGTTGCCTTAAATTCGCCCATAAGCCTATACTACTCAGTTTCGGGTGGCAACTCAACTGGCTCACTTTTAATAACTACTTGTATCTCACAGCTAGGGCAGACTAATATATTGCCTAGGGTCTTAACAAGCTTTTCGTCTATACAGCGGGGACACTTGGGGTCTTTTTCGCTCATTTACAAATCTTCTTTCCCTTTACCATTTTAGCGTGCTTGCAGAATCTAGGGTCGGCTCCGTGGGGACACATCCTCCCAGCTTTAACTTCTTTGTCAAATGCCTTTTGGGCGGTTACGATAGGGTCAGACTCTAGGTCTTTGGGGGTTTTGGGGGGCTTGGTGTAAAAGGGGGCAGCTTCAGGATGTTGAGCATCCCACTCTAGCTCTGTAGGTAACCCATTCTTCATAGCTTCTTGAACCGCTTCTCTTGAATAGCCCTGGTCTATCATTTCTTGTGTGTGTTTGGGTATATCAGGATTCAGGGCATTATGGATAAACTCCGACTTATTCTCAATAGCCCGCCACTTTTCCTCATCAGACCTACGTATATGTATAGTTGCATTCATTATGTATAAGTATACGCATAAGTATATGTATGTCAAGCCTTCACGTGAGAAAAAAATAATTTTTAGAGGCTTTACTGAGTATAAATTTGAGAGTGTGGTGATATATATGTGTGCGGGGTATAGGTATAGGGGTAAATCGGAAGATATCCCTTTCCAAAGGGGTGGGGGGCTAATCTATATATATGCCTATCTTTATTTTAACCACACCACATCTAGTGTTATGGAGGGTGTATGGTATGTGTTTATAGTAGTAACAGTAGTGGGGCTTGTCTGAAAATGTCCATTGTACGACCCAGTGTTTAGCTAACTATAGCGTCTATTACTACTCTGTCCTCTTTAGGGGTGCTGTTGCCCCCCAGAATGGGTTGTACTACTGTTACATTAGTAGTGTGCTTGTTATCAAGTAAACCAGTTACACGCGCTAAGAGTTCCAGTGCTTTAACTCTAGTATCAGCAGGACTTCTACTCATTTCATAAGTCTTAGGATTCAAATAAACATCTTGAATACTCTGCTTAATGTGTTCACTGTCCATATTAGTAGCTTTTAGGTACTCTGTTATCCATTTATTGGCAGTAGTGGGTGCGGAAATTACCAACGCATAGTGGGGCGAGTACTTAGCTTTTAAGGCACTTCTGTAACTGTTAGAGAATGTCTCGCTAGTTGGTGTTAACCAGTACTCCATGAATAGGTTTTGTTGGGGCGTGTTCTGCCATTGATTAGCTGTTAGTTTATTCTTTTTAGTAGTAGTGGCCAACTTCCTATCCTTAGGCTTAAGGCCTCTTTGTATTTTGGTCATTCCATCACCGTACTGGGTAAATTTACTAACTCTCTAATAGCTAGTAAGTCTTTCATATCTTTAATGCACTTATATAGTGTAGGTGCTTCTTTAGTTATGATTGGGTGGGCGTGGTCAAAATATCCAACCCACCAGCCGTCTTCATAAGCTCCGCACTGTAGGTAGGCTGTTCCCTCGTTGATGTTTATATAGGTTGGTAAACTCTCCATTCTTTTATTATAACAGATTGTTTGGGTGGGGTTTTAACAGAGGTGATTTACAATACCTGTGCATAACTCAATAATCTATTTGACACATTAAGCAGAGCGATATAAAATGATAATGATTCAATCGTTAGGTTGAATAGTTGGTTCACAATCAGAGTAACGGGCAAGCAAGTAGGCGCAATCCTGCTTG